CCGAGCTCTTTAGCCGTTCGAATCGTCGCGTTGATAACATTCAAAATTGCGGTGACAACAGCGTTGGCCGCCTTAATCACACCATTGAATGCGCCAATAACAGCGTTTGCAAAATCGCGCATCTTCCTAGGGGTGTCCAGCTTCAAAGCATCTAACGAAAAACCGACCGGCAGAATACCCGCATCAATAAGATGTTGAAATCCTTTGTCCGCTAAATCGCGCAACCCCTCTTTTGCGCCATCAATAATCGGGGCGAAAGTTTCTCCCAAGTGTTCAAGCATCGCCGGGAAAACAGTTTCATTTAGCGGTGCCATGATTTCGTTGAGGAAACCCAAGGCCTCCGAAAGCCCCTCAAAAGCTGTAGTAACCGGCAGGAGACCTAGCTCCAAAAGCGGGCCTAGCAACTGCGCTAACATCTCAATGGGTGGTAACAGTAGCTCAAACAGCCCCACCACAACATCGAGAACGGGCATCAACAAATCCAAAATCGGTGTTAAAGCGCCCATAAGTGTGACAAACAGCGGCATCAAATCAACCGCAAGATCAACAATCATTCCGACAAGCTCACCAATAATTGGAAGCAAAGGCATAAACGCCTCAATCAAAGTCGGCAGTAACCCGGCCAGTTCACCTAACGGTTCCTCAAGGTGAGAGAAAGTTTCCTCAAACAGCGGCGCTAACAATTCAATCGTCGGCATGAGATCATCGAGGAGTTGCGCGCCGATATCTAACAGCGTGTCACCGACCGGCAACAGGGCGGCCTTCGCCGTCTCCATGCCTACGGCGAACTTGTTAGCCGCCGTGTCCTGAGTGATTCCGAGCGCATCATCCAAAACTAAAGTGTCGTCAGTCATGTTGCCGAAGATTTCACGGGTGCCTTCAACGTTGGAACCCATAAGGTCCATGACACCCGTCAGGGCGCGCACGTTCCCGAACACGTCCGCAGTAGCTTCAACGTTCCCGTCAAACGCCGTGGTGAGCGTCTCTAAAGTGGGCAGTAACCCTTGGGTTCCCATTTGGTCCCGGAGGCCCTCAGCAGACAACCCCATATTGGCCAAAGCAGTGTCGGCCTCAGCCGTAGGCTTCACCACCGCCGTAAGGATTTGCCTCAACTGAGTGGACGCTGTGGCCGCATCAGTACCGGTACGAGACATAGACGCCATAGCGGCGCCCACCTCATCGAAGCCAATCCCCAGTTGGGAAGCTATAGGGAGCACGTCCCCCATCGATCCGGCCAGTTCAGCCGGCTCTAACTTACCTTCACGCACCGCCTCGGCCAGAACGTCAACGGCTTTTGCGCCGTCGATCTGTGATTCCCCATAGGCGTTAACCGCGGAAGTGGCCAGGTCGGCAATTGTTGCGGTTTCACCTAAGCCAATAGCGGAACCCTTGAGAGACGCCTCCAGAACGTTAATCGCCTCTTCGCCCTCAAGCCCCGCGGAGGTGATAAAGAACAGGGCGTCGGCGGCCTCTTGTGCAGATTTGCCGAACTTAGGACCGAGCTCTATTGCGGCATCTTCGAGTTTGCCTAGCTCAGCAGTGGAAACACCAACCAAACCCTCAATCTTTGCAAAACTTGTTTCAAACTCTGAGGCCATACGGGTAGCGGCTGTGGCAATACCACCAATGGCGGCAACCGCGCCGGTAGCAACACCCGCCGCAACACCGCCAAACTTTTTGAAAGCCTTGCGGGCCTTCGACACACCCTTGTTGTCGAACTTAGAAACAATGCCAAGATTGACTGCACCTCTAGTCACTACAGCCTCCCTCTGGCCTTCAAGTTGCGGTTGATAAACTTAATCCAGTCCTCGACAACACTTTCCGCAATGTTCGTAACCTCATTGTCTTTGTCTTTGAAAGCTGGAATGACCGAACGCCCAAGGCCACCCTTCACCCCAAAGCCTGCCTGCTCCAAATTCCGCAGGAACACGGCGCCCTTAGCCGAACGAGCATTGCGGGCCAAGGCGGTGATGTAGAAAGCGCTGTTGGGGCGCGGGCTCTTAAATACAATTCCCACGGCAGTAGACGGCCTATTGGGACGCGGGCGCTTACCTTTGCTCGCACGCACGCGGCCCCTAGGCTTTTTCCAACCGTAAGGCTCTTTCGCGGTATTTCTGTTCAGACCGCTCAGCGGTGGTTTAGCCGGGATAGTCGCAGCCAAACTCTTCACCACAGGATTCAACCGAGTCCGAAAATCCTTCGAAAACTGAGACGTCAACCCAGTACTACCCCGCAACAAATGCGGACTCTCTTCACCAATTTTTTTCAACGCCCGATTGACATTGTTTAGATCAGTGGCGCTGAACTCAAGCTTAGTAGGCACAGGGGAAACCTCCGACCCCCAGTCTACCGGCGACCCTTCCGTTGGCTCTGCTGAGCCCGCGACACCAAATAGCGTTGCATCGTCCACAACATGCGCGGATCTAACTCCATCAACTCGCGTGGAGAAATGTGGGTCTCACAGGCCAACATGGCAATGGTCCAATGTGCGGACGCATCACCTAGGCCCTTTATTTTTTTGAGTCTGAAATCTCCACGCCGGCGACAGAGTCCATCCACTTTTCAAACTCGTCTTTAGTTTTCCCGGCGCGCTTCAAAGCATGCCAAGCCATAAAGAACAAGTGAGTAATGCGGACCTCTTTTTCGAGGCGAGCAACCGACAGGTCAAACTTCATTTCGAAGGCGACAAAGTCGGGGGCGACACAGGTAACAGTTTCGTTGGTGCCATCAATGAATGACACATCTAAGCTAATCGGGTTCATACCCGATAGTGTACTACGCTTCGAGGCGAGTTACAGTACCCGACGCGATAGGCCATTCAACCGAGAAGGTAGCAAGGTCCCCAACGCTAGAGTCAAACGGGCTGTACTCAGTCACAAGGTAGACCGCAGAGAATCCGGGGTTAGTGGCCGCAACAGTGCCGCTAGTCGGCTTCACAACCACAGTCGCCTCCGAACCCAACAGCGGGTAGAGAGTAGCGTCAACCGAGGACGCGCCGAAGTCCTGGTGGAACTCAAGCGAAATGCTGGCATCCTTCAGGCCCGAAATCCGCGAACGGAACTCGTTACCAAACGCTGTAGTTTCCTGCTCCTCAGCGGAGAGTGAGGTGGTGACCGCAGCCAAACTGGTGCTGAAGTCTTCACCGTTAATTTCAATAGAGTAGTCTTTTGCTACGAACTTCCCCACGGGGACTCCTTCGTTATTCTGCGTATACGGTGACCGCAAACTCTACGGCCAGATAATCTATCCCTCCAATTGTAACCGGGGCGACGTCACGCGCTTCAGTCACAATCGAATCAAACGCCGCACCCCCCAGTGTCGAATCAGACTGGATAGCGGTCTTAATACTGCGAGCGCCTGGATCAATAAAAGCATCCAGTTTCTGTTGCGCCCTACGTTCCGTCACACGCGACACCACAAGGTGAACCGTGAACGAATAGTTTGTCGTCCCCCGTTGAAAAGACAGGTCGTAGAGAACGTTCCCCAGTTGGATAACCGCGCACGGCATCGCCGGGTTATCGGGGATTTCTTCGTAAACACGAATGCCGGCTACTGTTTCAAGGTTCGCACCGAGACCGGCTCGAATGTCGGCCAGGCTCACGCCATCCTCAACCTTCTAAACGGGTCGATAAGTTTCTGCACGTCCGGGTCAACACGGCCAACACGGACGGCCCCCATTTCGTCAAAGCCGGCCACACCGAGTGGGGAATCGTAACGGCGGTATTGCCTGAGCGTGAGCAACAGGGCGGCCTGTTGAATCGCCACAGGGATAGGCGTAAACCCGAACGTCCCCGTCACTTGCACTGTCGCTTCGTAATGGTTCACGTTGCGAGGTTCAAAGGTGGGGAACACGTAGTCGCCAATTGCGCGAATAATCGTCGCGGGAGACTCCAGGCCACCCGCCACACCGTTCACCGGTTCCAACTGGTAATCCGTAGACGACCACGTCTCGTTAAACGTGTCACCGCCCGTCGAAGTTTTCAACGTCGTCAAACTTGTCAGATCGTCAATCTCTACGGTGAACGAATCACGCGGCACAAACACCCGTGTCTCTGTCGTCGAGTAAAACACCCGTTCACAGTAGCCATCGATTTCACGCGAAGCCGCACCAATCGACAACTCCAAAATCTCGTCGTCAATGTCGTCGGTGATCCTTAGCGATTTTTTCACCAAGTCCAAAGAAACGTACCCGTTAGTCACTGCCACAATAAGCCTCCACTGTCTAGTCTACCGTGACCAGTCGCCCAACCTTCGAGACTGCAAAGACCAAGACCACCCCATATCCTCACCCGCAGACTTCCGGGCAAACAGCTTCTGGTTGACCGGGAATGTTTCAGTGTTGCGCCGTTGGAACCTTGGTTCGGATTTCAACGTCGAACTGTTGGCATGGTTCGCGTTCACCGGTAGGCGCACTACAGGCACACCGGCGAGCTGGCATCGGCGCAGAAAATCCGAGTCCTCATAGTAAGCCGGGTAGAAACGCTCATCAAACAGCCCCACGCGCTTCACAACGTCCTCACCGATCGCGAAGGTGTGGAAGTGTGGTGCGCCCTGAGACAGCGTCAGAGACGATTCTCGCGCCGTTGAGAGCACCTTCAGCGCCCCCGGTTGATACACTACATCGTTAGACGAGAACGTCCACCGGTTATCGTGAGGGAAAAGCTTAATCCCCAAGTTCCAGGAAGCCGCCACCCCGAGGTTTGAGGGCATGCTCAACACGTTAACCGACCAAACGTGTTGGTTCCTAAATGTTAGGTTTCCGCCTAATTCTTTACCATTGTCGATAATCAGCAGATCGCGCACCGGGTAATCAATCGATTCCAACATTTTGTGAAGCAGGTCGTAACGGTTCAACACCGGCACAATCAGATTTGGAATCATTTCTCCACCATCACCAAAATGTCATCGAACCGGCCCTTCATCGACCGTAAATCCCACACCACAAAAGACACCCCCACACTCTCTAAATGCTTAGTTAGCGCGTGGAGCTCAGCATCGCCGGCCACATCCTCTACAAAATACTTCCCACCATCCGACACCTTCGACCACAACAAATCAAACGTGGCCACCTGGTCGCGGACTTTGTGAGAACCGTCATCAATAATGACATCCCACACCGTGTCCCCAATAAGCCGATCCACGTCCGCCCTCACCGTAGCGTTACCCTGGCGCACGGTGACCGGATATTTCACCCGCCGCAGGTTCACATCAATCCCTTCAACACGGGCGCCCGGCAAATACTTTTCCCACATTGCGAGAGAGTGGCCCTCCCACACCCCAACCTCTAAAAGGCTACGAGTGTCCGCCGTCACATATTCAGAATAGACCGGAATGTAACTGTGAAGGGTGCCCTTATCTCCGCCCGCATCGGGCATGGAAAAACTAGGGTAGATGTCCTCAAGCGTCACAATCATCCTCAAGGTCTGTTAACCATCCGGCGATCAGTTCAGTCTGTGTCGGCTTCTCCGTGTCTGCTAACCAGTTCAACCCGTCGTAATAGTCACCACTCAAAGACCACGCCTCACCCGGTCGGGTCGCCATAATCGCCGCAGTCAAATCAAAATGAGGCAACTCATCCCACACTAAACAGGTGCGCACCTCAACCGGCACTTCCACCCGTTTCTCCACCTCAACCTCTTTGACAACCTCGACCTCGACTTCCACTTCCTCCTCAACCACAACCGGTTCAGCCGGCGACACATTCACAACCGGCGGCTCCAAAGTCGGATAGTCAGGAATGGTCACGTTCACAACCGGCGGAGGCATCTCCGAAAAATCCACAGCCTCAACCACCGGCGCAGGCACATCAGCCGTCGCCGTAGTCGGCACAGGCATCATCGAAGCCGCAGCAACAATCGACACCGGCAAAAACAGTTTCCCCGCCAACCCAAAATCATCCACCGAAATATCCCTTCAAGAACGGTAACCACTTTTCATCCCACACCGTGTCCACGTCAAACTGCAACGCAAACTCCCTCGACACTTCAGACGGTCCCCGTGGTGAATCGAACGCCTGTTCGAGAGCGCCCACAATCGACCTCACGTCCGGCACCTTCCACCACGACTTTTGGCCCTCATCCCACAACGGGTGACCATCCACCAACCACCCATCATCCGCAACCAGATCGGCGCTCGCCGCCCAATTAGAAGCAATCGCCCTAGT